CGAGCGCTCGCGCGATTGCCACGGGGCCGTGGATACGTATTGCAGGCGGTACGTATCTCTTGACGCCGGGGGCGCCCGGGCGTATGGTCTAGGCGATGGCTAGTAAGGTCGCCGCCGGCGCACGAGGCGTAAACGCCGCTCGGGCTCGTGGCCCGGCTCCGGGCCGAGCACCCGTGCCCGTACCGCCGCCGGGCTCCAATCGAATAGCTCGCAGATCGACGCAAACGAGAGCGGCCAGCTCCGGTCGTTCGCCCGAAACCATGCCCACGTCTTCTCATACACACCCGCTTCCTTGCCGTGTGCCCGCCCCGGGGGCGAGCGCCGCAGATCTAAGAGGGCCTGCGTGAGCACCGCCAAAGCTAGGCACCGTTCCGGCGTCTCGCCGATCCGCAAGCGGGTGAAGCGGACGACGTCGGTCGGGTCGGGCGAAAACAGCCTTGAGCAGTCGGGCAACGGGACCGCGCCGGCGGATTTAACGGCCGGAGCCCATTGCACTCGACCGTCAACCGACGCAAAGCTAGCCACTAAAGCGCCCGTCTACCATGCGGGCGCAAGAAAAGGGAGTAGCCCCATGGAAACGGAAAGCCCCGAGGTCGTCGCCGAGCCCGTACCGCCCGAGGGTGCGCTCACGCTCGTGCCGCCCGCCGAGGGCGCCGCGCTCCTCTTGAACGACCCCGCGGCGCTCAAGGCGCAGCTCGAGACATACGGCGAGGCGCGCCGGCTCCTCGTCGAGTGGCTCATGTCGCAGCTCGTCGCCGGGATCGACTACACGCTTATCCATCGCAAGGTCGGCGCCCGGGGGCAGAAAACCGACTGCCCCGAGAAGGGCAACATGACGGGCCGCGGGTGCCAAGTGTGCGGCGGCAAGTCGACACTCTGCAAGCCGGGCTCCGAGAAGATCTGCGGCTTGCTGCGCTTGCAGCCGAAATTTCGCCGCGACGTCGAAACATGGGAGATGCTTGGTAGCGAGCCCGGGCTTTTGTGCCTCTTGTGCGAGCTGCATACCGCCTCGGGCGTGATTGTCGCCGAGGGCCGCGGCGCCCGCCATCGCGATCAAGATTTTGGCGATGTCAATAAGAGCGTCAAAATGTGTCAAAAGAGCGCGCAGACCGACGCCGTGCTTAGGTGCGCCGGCTTGTCGGAAATCTTCACGCAAGACCTCGAGGATATGCCCGGCGGCGGTTTCGATAACGGGAGCACCGAGGCGGGCGAATTCGAGGCGCCGAAGAGTAAGAGCGGCGCGGCCGCCCCGTCGGCCCTCGAAAAGCAGCTCGCCGCGTCGGTGAAGGCGACTGCGCCGCCGACGCCACCTCGAGCGGCCCCGCCGGTGCGACCGGCGCAGACTCGGCCCGCCCCGACGGCGCGCCCCGCACCGCGTCCCGCCCCTCGAGCGCCGCAACCGGTGCCCGCCGGCGGTGCCACGCCGCCCGACGCGCTCTCGCCCGCCCGGGTCAATCGCCTCATGGCGCTCCTCCACGAGGCAATCGAGTGCGCCGAGGTGCCGCAAGACCAGCACGCCGGCATCTTCGACGCCGCCCGGGCGTTCCTCGTCGACTGGGTCGGCGAGACGCAGGGGCGCGAGCGGCTGTCGGATTGCTCATGGCGCGCCTACGACGAGCTATGCGCGCAGGTACCCGGCGCCGTCGAGGCGGCGCTCTCGGGGCAGGCACCGACGCCGCGGCCGCGCCCCCGACTCGTGCGCCGAGGCTACGGCGCCCCGCGCAGCATGAACGCGCCTCGGCGGCAATTCTAAATGGCGGGCGCGCTCGAGGAGCCCGGGTCAATCCTCACGTTTGACCCCGAGGCGCACGTCTACCGGGTCGACGGGGCGCCCGTGCCGTCGGTTACCGAGCTGCTCGAGGCGGCGGGTATCTCGCCCGACTACTCGAAGGTCAATCCGACCGTGCTGTTGCATGCCCGGCGCCGGGGGATCCATGTCGACCTCTGCTGCGACCTCGACGACGCCGACGACCTCGACTGGTCGAGCGTGCATCCCGAGGCGGTCGGCTACGTGCAGGCATGGCAGGCGTTCAAGGCCAACTATGGCTACCGCCCGCTCGCCTCGCAGGTCATCCTGTATCACCCGACCTACGGGTACGCCGGAACCACCGACTCGGTCGGCGACCTCCACGGCTACGTGACGATCGTGGAGCGCAAGGCCACCGCCAAGATGGCGGCGAGCTATGCGCTGCAAACCGCCGGCTATGCCTGCGAGGGCATGCATACGGCGCCCGCGGGCGGCGGTCGCCTCGTGCCCGTCGAGTGGGGCACGCCGGCGCGCCTCGGCGTGCATTTGCAGCGCTCGGGCCGCTACGAGCTGGTCCCGTACGACGACCCCGAGGATATCGCCGCCTGGCTTGGCGTCGTCGCGCTCGCCCGGTGGCGCAAGGCGCGCATCTAGCCCTCGAGCTGCTCGAGCGCCTCGGCGCGCAACGCCTCGAGCACGTCGGCGGGCAATGCCGCCGTCACGTCGACCCCGCCGACGAATACCTCTAGCTCCAAGTCGGCGGGCTCGGCGGGCTCGCATAGCTCGGGCCGAGCGCTGTAGCGTCCCGGGATCGCCGGCGTGTAGCCGACGACGACGACGCTGACCGGGAGCGTGACGTCGCTGGTGAAATTCACGCCGGCGGCGGGGGCGGCGGCGGGTAGAGCGCCGCCAAGATGTCGGCGACCTTTTTCCCGACAAACGCGGCGCTCCCTTGTACGACGATATGCGTTCCGTCGGGTCGCGTGATATCCACCGTTGCCGCGCCGCCGCCGCTCTCCTCGGGCTCGTGCTTGGTTGCCATACCGTGCCCCTTTCCTAGTCGCCGACGTAGCGCGCCAGCTCTAGCCGGCGCTCGAGGCGACGTATCTTCGTCGGGTCGGGCGGGCGCTCCCGGCGCGCCTCGGCTAAGAGCGCCTCCAAGCGTTCCGCCTCTTGCCGTTTCTCGTCGTACCATTCGCCCGGGTCACGAGCCATTAGCCTAGCTGGTCATGCGCAAGGTCGCGAAAGAATCCCGGGCCGGCGCTCGAGACTGCCGTGATGCGCCCGCCGCCCTCGATCGTCGGGCGGAGCGCGACCCATGTCTCATAGGCGTGCTCCCAAAATGACACCTCGTCGGCAAGCACCGACGTAAACGTATGCTGGCGCGCTTGCTCCTCGCCCTCGCCGAGTGCCACGATTTCCGAGCCATTCGGAAAGCGCAGCAAGCCGATGCTGTACTCGCATTCGACGGCCGGTAACGACGCCGGCGTATGGCGGTGGATGAAATGCGCCCGGCGGACCAGCTCGCACGAGCCCTCGGTTTCGGTCCGTCCCAATTTGCGCGCCATGAACGCGCATTTGCTGAGCGGCGTAAAGCGCGCGAGCCAATAGTTCACCGCGACGAAGAGCCAGGTGACGACCATGCGCCGGCTTTTCGCGACGACGACGATCGGGTGCGATTGCCACCGGCGGACAAGTAGCTCGGCATACTCGTGCGCCGGGTAGCGTCGCACCTGGCCCGTCGCCTCGTCGCGCGTCCAGACGCAGTCGCGCACGAATGCCCACGGGTCACCATGGGCGCCGTAGTCGGCGGTCGCTTTGCGCTGCTCGAGCGCGAGGCGCGCCGCGGCCCGCACCGCTAAGGGATGGTCGGGGCCGAGCACGCGGCCGGCGGCGGGCGGCGCGTCGCTCATTCGACGGTGACGCTCCGGGTCGGGGGCGCCGGCAAGCCGTGCGCTTCGCACCATGTCGCGCGGCACGTCGGCGTGTCGAAAATGTAATCAGGAAACGTGCTCTCGAGTGTCCGACCCCCCGGTGGGGATGGGAGCCCGGGCTGCATGTAGATCATGTTGACGGAGACGATCTGCCAACCGTCGAGCGATGGTGCCGTCGTCCCGCACTGGTCGCACGCGTAGGTCGTCGGCATTACGCAAACTCCATGATCCGGATATGCCCCACCGAGGCGGCATCATTCGCGGTGACGTAGACTGTATTCGTGCCTTGCCAAACCATCGCGCTCCAATTGTGCGAGCCGGCGCCGGGGGCATCCCATGAAACGAGTGTCGGCGGGCACATCTTCGTATTGGCGGTCACGGGTGACGACACGTCATACCGAGCTTGGTGCACCGAGATTGTCTCGTTGTCTCGAAAGATCGCGAAGTACATGGTGCCGCCCGTCGGATTCACGCTGACGGTTCCACTGAAGACAACGGAGCACAGGCACCATGACGCACGCGTCGTGATGCTTCCCGAGCGGGTCAACGTAATCCACGCGCCGGTTGTCACGCTGGTGAAGTTGTTCGGGATGTTCGCTTGCACGAGATTCTTGAGTGTGGCGGCGGGGGCGAGCATGGCGAGCGTGACGGCATTCGCCGCGATGGTCGGGTTCGGATAGGTCGAGCCCGCAAGCGACCCGCCCGCCGCACCCGTGGGCGGCCCGCCGGTGCCCGGGCCGGCCGCGACCCATGCGGTGCCATCGGAAACGTAGAGTACCTTGCCGGTCGTATCCCAATACGTGTCGCCCGCCGCGCCGACCGTGGGCGCGCTCGCGTAGGGGGCGGCGTTCGTTATGCCGTACGCGCGTGGCATCTCTTAGCCGACGACGACGATACGGTAGCCGGCGCCAAGCGTCGGATTGTAGCGCACGGTGACGCTGTTGACGGTCGTCGCGTCCCAATCGACCTCGACTGCCGTGTACGGTGACGCGCCGTTCAAGACCGTGACCTCAACGTCCCGCGTGTTCAAGTTGTGCGTGATTGTCTCCGGGCTCGCAGTCCCCGTGAGCGCCCCGGCGAATTTCTTTGCCATGCCGGTAATGGCGGTCGTCACATACGCTTGCGTCGCGATGACGGTGGTATCGACTGCGACCGTATCCGCGGCGACGGTAATCCCGGTGCCGGCGCCGACGTCGAATGTGGTCCCCGTGAGGGTGAGTCCGTTGCCCGCGATGTAGCTCGCCGGGGCGCCAAACTGTACCCAGGTAAGCGACGTCGTGCCGACCGTGATGGGCGCGTTGGTCGTCATCACCCACGCCGTGTCGGCCTGCGTGGAGCCCTCCGAGACGAAGACCGCCGCGTTCAGCAGCTCGCCCTCGACGTCGGCGTCGGTGGCGCGTGTCCACGCTCCCGACTGCGCGACCCAGATCCCGTTCTCGGCCGGGGCGGTTTGGTTCTTCAAGAGCACGCGGTCGCCGCCGAGCGGGGTAACGCCGTCGATGGCGGTGAGCCCGGTAAGCGCGCGGTTGGCGGTCGAGGCGATCCGCACGGTGTCTTTCCACGAGAGCCCGTTGATTGCGGCGTCGACGTAGGACTTGTTCGCGGCGTCGTTGGCGCTGCTCGGCGGCCCAAGGTTGATAATGCTGAAGTTGTTCAGGTTGACGTTAGCGGTCGCTGCGGCGAGGGCGGAAATCGGGATGGTCGAGTGGGCGGCGGCGTCGTGCACCGGGTTTCCGTGCGTATGGTCAGACCGCGCGATCGTTGCGGCGGCGCCATTGCCGCCCGCAGCGCCGAATGTCTGCTCGGTGGTGATGGCGCCGAAAGCCGGCATGCCGTGCGCGTGGTCACCGCGCGAGAAGAGCGTCGAGGAGCCCGAAGCGGCGGCGCCGTCGATGGCGAGCGTGGTAACCGTATCCGCAGGCACCGCGCCCGCCGCGCCCTTGGCGGCGACCCATTGCGCCCCGTCGTACCAATACAGGGTGTTGTCGGCGGAGTTGAAGTACATGAGCCCCTTGACCGGCGCCGCGGGCGCCGTGCCAAGGTTCTGCATGACCGCATTGCGCAGCTCGTTTTTTACGAGGTCGACGGCGCCGTAGATCGTCGGCATGCGGAGCCCCCTAGCTTAGATACGCTTCGCCGGCGACGGCGGCGGAGAACGTCAATTGCACGGCGGTGGCGCTCGTGTAGTCGGTGGCGCCGGGCCAGATTTCTCGGCCCGTGGAATCCACCGCGGAGATATTCGGTCGGAAAGACAGATTGTGCGTGATCGACCAGGTAACGGCCGCCGACGATTGCACATGGCGGTATGCGAGTGCTGCCCCGGCCGCGGGGGTAGCCCAGGTCGTGTCGTAATCGGTGGCTGAGGCTTTCTGAAGCACCTGGCCCGCCGTGCCACCGGCGGGCACGCCTTGCCCCGCCGGCCCCGCCGGCCCGGGCGGCCCTTGGGGGCCGGGCGTCCCGCCGCCGGCGCCGCCGGTGCGCCGCGGCGGCCGGATCTGCCCCGGGCGCGGGCCGGTAACGGAATCCATGCGGCTAGGGGTAGACGCCGACGATGGTCGCGTCTAGCTCGAGCAGAATAGCGGCCGCTCGGATCACCCGGAGCCTTGCCGGCGGGTCAAGGGGCTCGAGGATGGCGATAACCCGTCGGGCGACGGCGTGCAGCTCGGGGCGCCGCTCGAGGGCCGCCGTCGGCGCCGGCGTCGGGCCATTGTCGCCGAAAGCCAAGGGCTCGTTTGCTTCCATGGCGCGCCTTGTACTCTGCCCCGGCGCGTGTGCCTAGCCGACACACCGGCCCCCGGCGATACGTCTTGACTAGCGAAAGGGGTTACAGTAGGTTAGGGTTATGGACAAACACGAGGGGGCCGCATGATCGACCTCGGCATTGCCCCCGGCGGCGTCGTCGATAAGGGCACCGAGCATAGTATCTACGGCGCGCTCCGGTGGAGCATAACCTTTCGCTGCGGGTGCCACCGGTGGCTTTCTCCTACCGGGCTCATTCGGAGCCCGTGCGGGCATGTCGCCCCCGGGCCGCTCGCCTATCGGGGGCCGCGATGACTCGGCATGTGCACGAGGCGCCGAGCTGCGCCGTACACGCCCGCCCGCTTATCTGCCCCGCATGCGTCGGCGCTCGAGGCGGCAAGAAAGGCGGCAAGGCATTGACCCCCCGAAAGCTCCGCCAGCTCCGCCGCGCCGCCAAGCGCCCGCGGCCCGGGGCGCGCAAGCTCGAGGGCTAGCGCTCGAGCGCCTCGGCGTCCATCACCGCGGCGAGATACGCCACCATCCCCCGCAGGATCGTGCCCGCATGCGCCCCGAGGCTCCGCGCCGCGCCCCACCACGGCTCGAGCCCGCCCGCGGTGTCTGCGGTGACGATGACTACCGCGCGAATGCCCCCCGCGTCGACCTCGGATAGCAGCGCCTCGAGCGCCGCCTTTAACCCGGCGCCATCCTCGAGCGGCACGACGCGAGCGCTCACGCCTCAGGCTCCTCGGCCGCCTCGCCCCTGCATAGCGCCTCGCCCCACTTGACGATTGCATGCGCCGCCGAGCGCGCCGCGATAACGTCGTCGAGCCCGCCGCCGCGGCGTAGGTCGTGCCATCCAAAGTCGAGGCTCCGGCGCAGCGCCGCGACGACGATTGCGAGCGTATGCAGGTCGACCGGCGCGCTCATTCCGGGCTTTCCTCGAGCGCCTCGACCTGCGTGCTGACGACCGCCCACGACTCACACTCGGGGCACGGCGTCGCCTCGGCGCTCCGCCCCCGCCACGCATGCCCGCACTCCGCGCACGCCAGACGCCACACGCGCCGCCGCGTCGCCCGGTCGAGCGCATCCGGCGCCGCGCTCATTGCGCGCCGCTCTCCAAGTCGGCAAGGGCGCGGTAGAGCGCCACGCGAAAGAGCCCCAAGGCCTCGGGCTCGACCGCCGCCCGCTCCGCCGCGTCAATCGCCCCCCGCGCCGCCCCCGAGCCCCGCCCGCGCTCGACCTCGACCCGCACCGTGATCCAATAGCGCTCGTCGCCGCTCATTCGCCGCCCGGGAGATAGCCGGCGACCCCGCGGAACCGCTCCGGCCACTCGCCGCCGGTCGCCAGGCGCTCCAGCTCGTCGTCCGACATCTGCTCGAAGAGGTGCGCATGCAGCACCGCCTTCCGCTCGACCTTGTCGCCCGACACGGTCAACAGCAGCTCCGCCCCACGCAGCGCGTCGCTATCTCGCTTCGCCCGCCCCACACGCGCCCCCGTCGCCTTATCCTTGACCCCGCCCGCCAGCTCCGCCACGTGCTCGATCACCGCCGGCGCCGCCGCCTTCGCCGTCGCCTGCACCCCGTACTCCCCCCGCAAGATGCGGTCGACCTGCTCCGCCCGGATTAGCTCGACGATTCGCTTCACCGCGGGATGCTGCAGCGCCTTGGCGGCATTCGAGACGTTCGACCATCCGACCGCCCCCGCAATCGTGCGCAGGTCGTAGCCCCCGAGGTGCAACACCGCGACCGTCCATTGCCGCGCCGACGCCGAGCGCCGTAGCTCCTCGAGGCTCATGCCCGGTACCGACTCAAGCCACCGACGCGCCTCGGCTCGCTTCTCGTCGCGCGAGAGCTTCGCCGCCCGCCGCATGCGCGCCAGCCGCTCGACGACCACCGCCACCGATGGCCCCGGGTGCCGCTGCACTCCCGACCCCGTGCGCTCGTCGCTCACCCGCCCGCCGCTACCATGGCCCGCCGCCCTTGCCTAGCCGTCCGTGTTCAGACTCAAGCCGGTCGGCATGCGGCGGCGACTGAACCTCGAGCGCCGCAGCGTTTAGCTCCGGCCCGCCGCGCCTCGCCAAGCACCGGGCTCGACGGCCGCTCGCTGACGCTCGCTGACCGCAAGGCTCCGCCTTGCGCTCGCGGCCCGGCCAGCCAGCTAGCCGGCTAGCAGGCCAGGTGGCTGGTGCTCGCGCGGTAGGCGCGGCGGAGCGCGCCTGCCGCTGCTAGCGGGCTAGCATGCGGGAACCCGCGCTGGGCGCGGGTTTGCGGGGCGGGCTGGGCAGGAGCCAGCGGGCTAGCCAGCGAGGCCCAGCGGGCCAGCAGGCTAGCCTGCTAGCTGGTCCCTGCCAGACAGTGTGCTATGGCACCCCGCAAGGGCGGGGCGAGCGAGGCGGAAGCCGAGCGGCCATCCCCCGCACGGCGGTAACGCTCCGCCGCGTTTGGGTAGCAAGCTAGGGCGCTAGGTACCGCCCTCCCGTGTGGTCGGGCTCCGGGCTATCCGGCCGGGCCGGGCCTTGCCTTGCTCGGTCGGAATCCTACCCCCCCTGACCCCCCCTCCCTTAGTGGGCGGGGTAGAGGTCGACCGTTGGTGTGCCCCGGTGCCAGTCGGGAGACGCGGGCAAAGACCGGGGCACGGCGTCCCGACCGCTCCAAGCGGCGAGGGGTGTCTTAGGGGCGTGGGAAGATGCGCCCCCCCGTCGCCGCTACGCCTGCGAGGATCGTGGCTCCTCGCTGCCCTAGATGCGAGGCGCTATGCGCCGTGCGAGGGGTACTTGTCAAGGTACGCTCGCCCGGTGGCTGCGGCGACGGCACGGCTGGGGGTCTTGCCGGCGCCGAGGAAACGAGCGCCGCGGTAGACGCGCCAATAGGGTTTCTCGAGAGTTGGGGCGACGATTGTGGCTTTGAGGGCGCGCAGCTCCGCCGTGATATCAATGCGAGGTCGGGGGTCGCCCGTGATCG